TGCAGTTGTAGGCTCTTGTCTTACAAAGTTAATAAATAATGCTAACTCATTTGCATTAGCAACTGGATTATCCAATGTGTAAGATGTAGTCGCACTTGTACTAAAGTCTTGTTTAGCAAAACTTGTGTATGCTAAAGCTGGTGCGTTGCCCAAATAACTCATTACGATACATCTGTTAAAAGTTGTAAGTGAACATCAGCATTACCACTAGAACTATCGCTTTGAGCCTGTATTTTGTCACTTGTTTGTAAAACTATTTTAGGAAGTTCAATAGATGAGCCTGTAGGTAAAGGAACATTCTCAAATATAAATTTACCAGCAGTTGCTGAGTTATCATATTTTTTTAAACTAACTAAAATTGAAGTTGTTGTAGTATTTGAAATAGTACCAGCAATAACAAGTGATTTATTACTTGCAGTAAATACATCTGTTAAATTTGCATTTGTTAAACTTATTTGTGCGTCATTAAAATTATTAGCCATATTTTATCCTTTTATCCTAAAGCGATTGCAAATGGAATAGCACTTGGGTCAGTTTCTGTAATAGAAACACCACTAGGAAGTGTTATTGCGTTAGTTGATGTATTTACCGAAAATAATGTTAGATCATCTGTTCCATCAAATAGTTTCATAGCGATTGTGTTAGTTGCAGAATTATCTAACCAAATAGTTCCAGCTACAGCAGAACTTGGTCTTGAGCCACCTAAATGACCTGTATTAATTGCATTTAAACTACTGTTTAATGTTGTTCTAAAAGTTGCGAATGTTTGGTTATCTATCGCTATTTGTGATACTTGTGCCATGTTTTATCCTGTTCCTTTCGCTTGGAAATCAAAAGTTCTGTTAATACTTGTACCAGAGGAATTAAAAAATTCAATAGTAAATGCTGTTGTGCTTTTATTTGTAATTGTAAAAAAATCTCCTGTTGCCATGTTTTGACCACTAATTATAATTGCTGGGTTTAATCTAAATGCACTAGAATATGTAACAGTTTTGCCACCTGTACCACTAACAATATCTGCACCTGATTCTAATTTTTCTTTTAAACTAGCTGTAACTGAAAGTGTATTAACTAGAGTTCTTGAATCTTGATCAGCAGAAGTAAATAATGCCTTGAATTTAAAATATCGACCTGAAAACTCTCCTGTTGTAAAATTTTGAAAAGCACTAAAAGTGACGTTATCATCACTTGTTGATATTTGTAATATTGTGTTACTATTCTGAACTGTTTTACCATCAAAAGGGTCTGGTGTTCCACTATCTATTAAAGTTGTACTATTTGGTCTTCCTGTGTCAATAAACTGTGCAACATCTTCTACAATTTGTAAAACATTAGATTCAAACTTAGCTTTAAATACTGATGGTAATGTAATTGTATTTGAAAATTCATAAGTACCAGAACTCGGAACTGATGTTGTTGATACACCTAATGTTCCTGTTGCAGTTAATCCTAAATGATTAACTGAATTTTTTGAAACTACTTCTAGATTAGTTTTACTGCCAGAAAATGATGTGTGTTCGTTAATAGTAGTTTCTAATGTATAATTAGTCGTTTCTATACTTGAAACAATTAAAGTTTCTATAAGTGATTGGTTTCCTCTTTTATCTTCTGCTTTGATTAAATAAGTACCTTTAGAAAAAGGAACTGTAACAGTAGTTGCTGGTCGTCCAATTTTATCTATTATATTTTTAGAATTTATCCATGTAGCACCTGTTGTATTTGGATTATGTTTAATAACATAATAAGCTAAATCTAAATCTGTTACTGCGTTCCAACCTAGTATTGCTTGATCGCCTACTACATTAATTGAAAAGTTTTCAACATTACTAGGTGGTGCAGATTGACCAACTACTGTATGAGTAGTAGATATATAGTCTGATCTAACACCAGCAGTATTAACATATCTAACTCTAACAAAATATTGAGTGTCATCTTTAACATTTAAAACTTCAAATCTTGATTGTTTTCCTAAACCAACTACTGTAAATGTTTGATTGTCCTCAGATATTTCTACTTCAAAATAATCAAAAAAAGCATCTGGTGGCTCTGACGCTATACCATCTCCAGAAAATCCTTGAGGTTGATCTAAAGGAAGAACATTAATTATTAATTTAGTAATAATGACCCCATCATTATAAGCAACAATAGTATCTTCCACAAATAAAAAATTAATAACTTGAGATAAATCAATTGTTGTAAATGGATTTGGTAAATTAGTTGTTGGTGTAGAACTTACTTGTGTTTTAGTTGCCCAAGTATAATGACTATCTTGATGTTCTATTAATCCTAATCCTATTGTAAAATCTTCATTAAATGTAACTTCAAGCACTCTAAAATTTTTAGAAGAAAATCCTAATGAACTATGTGTTATTCCTACTATATCGCCAACTGCTAAATCATAAGCATCAAATGAAACATTTATACTTAATGTTATTGCTTCCCTTGATCTTCTTAAAATAATTTCTGCCATTTCTTCTGCTTGATATGGAGATGTTATAGTTTTAAAATCAAATCGTCCTTCTAGTGAAAATCCACCATCAGCATTTTTCATAGTTGTATGTTGATCAGCATTAGGCAAACCACTATCATCTATTGGTGGAAACTGAACCTCATCCACTTGATAATTTCGATCTGGATTTATAAAACTTACTATGCAACGATTATATCTGTCGTTTTTATTAGGAGAAGATAAGCTATATCCACCAATAATATCATCTTCATTTAAAGTAATAGATGCTGTTCCTGTTGTTTCAATTATTAATTTATATTTACCAGAAGTATAAGGTAAATATCCTCTACAACCTTTTACTAATTCTCTAACATTTTCAATTATTTTTCTTGAAGTATCTAATACTGCATTAGTGTCAAAAATATTAATATTACTTGCACCTGAATATGGCTCTACTTGTGTAGCACAAATAACTGAAGCATCATAGAAACTTTGTAAATCAATACTTGATATTGCTAATCCTTTTCCATATCTTTCGTTTGTTAAATAATCTAATAAGCACCATGATGGATTAGTTTGAAAAGATGGAGATTGCTCAACTAAACTTGAATTATAAGTTCTTACTTTACGACCTTTAATTTTAGCTTGTACTTTTGGTATTCCTGAAAATGCGTCTTGATTCCATTTGAATCTTAATGCAAGATAACAAAGACCAGATAGCTTATGATTGCTTCCCCAATTAGATAATGTTGATAATATCCCTGACGTAGATTGTCCATCTGTTCCAAAGTGAGGCTCTACTCTGATTAGACTTTCACTATCTTTGTAAAAATTACTATCTGAACTATTTACTTCTACTTCTGCTCCATCTGACAATGCACTTGCCCAAGTAACAGGTTTGTCATCTACTATTATTTCTTCTATTGAATTAATTTCTCCCTCTGCCATAACGATAGCCATATAAAGATATTGGTTTTTATTAGCACCACCAGAATCTAAAAAGACACGAGTACCACCAACTAATCTTTCTCCATAAATTACTGGTATATTTGCATCATTACTTTGTTTATTTAAAAGAATACCAGATTCAAAATTATCCATTTCGGAATTTCCAAAATCTGGATTATCAGGAGTAGGAACTAGCCATGAAACTACTTTTGTGACTACCTTAACTACTTTTTTAACTACTTTTTTAACAGTTCTAAAAATTTTTTTAAATGGCATTATTCTCTACCCCATTTTATATCTAATACATTTTGAGAACTAAAATCCATTCCTACATCTGTATTAAAAAATCTTTGCTGTGATGTATTATTAGTTTTACGACCATTCTTTTTTTCAAAGTCAGCCCAATGTGATACTATATCTAATGTTACTGTACTTGCAGTATCTGTTTCTCCAATAGTAAATCCATCAATTTGACCTTTATAAAATAAAAAAGGATCAGCAATTAAAGAATTAGAACTATCTAAAAAACCTCTATAAATATCAACACTATCATTTGTAATATTTTCACTTAATACTGCTGATATAAAAGTTTGATTTGCACCAGAAAGAGATAAACTTAGAATTGATTTACTTAATTCTGTTTGTTCAGAAAAGTCAGATATATCCATAATAAAATCACTTGCAACATAAGTTACTGAACTTCCTGAAACTGATGAAGTTAATGAAAAAGAACAATCTGTTAAATTAATAGGAGTGCTAAACCCAATAGAAATAAGATGAACTGGCCTAATATCATTAGTCGCTAGTTCGTTCTTTATCGCTGTTGTTAGACTTCTCGACATATTCTTCGTAATTAGTTTGGGTTACACTTTCTGTACCTTTTAACATAGTATATTCAAATTTGCTATTAGGTTTCTTGTATTCTTTAAGATCATTAATACTAGCATCTATTTGATCTTCATTAACAATAATTTCAGCCACGAAGTCGGCAGTTATCTTATGTGTTATTTTATATTTTTTCACTATAGAGTTTCTTCT